GTTACAACAACACAGTCTTTTCGTTTGGATTGAGCTGTTGCGACTAGGTCATTAACAATAGTCACTTGATCTGACGACGAAGCTAGACCAGGTGCTATTAAAAAGTCCACTTCTATGACATCAGGATCTTCAACCAAATCAAATCCAGTTTGATAGTTTCCTGTTGTCAATGCAATTCCATCATCTCCATCAGTAAGAGATGTTTGAGTACGTGAAGCTGATCTACCAGTTGCATAGTTTTTAGCTGGCGATGTTGCAGTTCCGGCAGCATTACCTAAGTTAAGCTGCGTGATATCAGCAACCCATACATATTGGGATTGTCTATTAATAACATCTTTTAGATAATTAGTACTTCCATCAGTATTCTTTGCATTTTCAGCAACTGATACATGTGGGAATACTTCTAAAACTGTTCCTTTTGTTCCAGAAAACTTTCCGTCTTCGTCAACAACTGCCACATGAACTTCATCATGAGTCGCAGTATCTGCAGTCGCAGTTGCACTTGTACCTGGTGCTCTATCGAAGAATGAGCTAAAAGGCCAAGATGCGAATGTTGACACAGAACCTGACGCATCAGCCGCGAAAGTTTCTAGTTTTAATGAGTTTCCTAACTCACCTGGATATTTTCCGACATATCCTATGTTGTCAGAATCTAATGCTGCTAGTTGAGCATCAAAGTCTGTTTCGTTTCCAATAGCCACTGCGAGCGTTGCACTATCTCCACTATGAGAGTTATTAGCTCCATTGTGCATTCTAACAACTTGTAGGCTATTAGAATACTGTAAGAATGCTTGTGCTCCGTGATAATCTATTGAATGTGCGTTATCTGGTGCGGTGTATGTTTCCACTAACCCCGCCTCGTTTGATATGAGTCTTGTTTCGCCTGTCGGTCCCCAACGAAATCTACCGACGTAAGCGCCTGTTGACGACTGTACGTTGGGTACGATACCCGTTAGATCTACTTCTTTGACTACGACGGCTGGAGACTCAGATGGTGCGAATAAAGCCATGTCTGTTTCCTTCCAAATAGAAAATTATAAGTTTTTTATGTTTCATAATACGGTTATGTTCAATTAACTATATTTATATAATTTTATTTTCTAAAAATTCTTATTAGAGTATTCAATAGCCCAACCATCTTCCACTTCAACATGAGTTTCCGGTAATCCATCATCATGAATTCCGAAAGGTAGTACATCATTTTCAATTTCTAACATTCTTTGCTCGAACATTAATTTTTTAATACTAATATCAGTAAGTTCACCGAAGTAAGTCGTTCCTACAAAGAATCCAAATAAGATATAGTTCATCACTAAATCATCATGATTGCCTTCAGAGGCTTCGTATGACTGTCCTCTTGCTACAAACGTTGATATTTCTAGTATTGTATCCTCATCACATATATCTATTTTTTGATTCTCTATTAGATCTTTAAATGCAGAACAACCAATACGCTTTACTTTTTTTGTCATGTTTAAACCAAGTCCACTTGATTTTATAGTTGATTCAACAAACATGTTTTCATATTCTAATTCATGATATAAACCATTACAAACAACTTGTCCAGCATCATTTGATTCTATTACAACGATACACTGATTATAGAATTCAGCGTACTTATATATAACATTAGGGAAGAGTAACGGAGAGATAGTGTTGTTGCGATATACAGCTACTTGCTCAAAGGGGTTCGTACTTATATCGATTAAGTTAAAGGTTGAATAGTCCTGCCCTCTTCCCTTCGCAACGTCTACGGTCATTACATAGTTATGGCCTTTAATTGGTTTCTTGTATATTTTAACAGAATCTTTTGTATGTTCAATAGGTTCTTTTCTTCTTAAATTTAATAATGTTTCAGCATGAATAAGCGTATCCCCAGTTCCAAAAAATGTATTTCCAAATTCTTGATCAAACTGAAGTTGAGAAGTATTGGCAATTGTTTGCGCTTTCCATTTTTCATCTCTTCCAGGAACGTCCCACCAATCAACTCTAAACGACTTATATTCATTTACTCCTTGAGTGGCACCTTCCCAGAGTTTATGGAAAACATTACCAATACCATTAGCAGTAGACGTAATAATAACCTTGGTTTCTTTACCAGATGAAATAACAGGATATGTAGATGTATAAAACTCAGACGCTCTTTCAACAAAAGCAAACTCATCCAAATATAGAAGTGAGACTGACATACCACGAATTGATGACCCGCTCGTTGCAGCTGCCACAATCCGAGAATTATTTGAAAACTCGATCGAACCTTTGTTCAAAGCTTTACAGCCAGGTTGAAGAAAGAAAGGGAGGTTCTCTAACATTAATGTCACACGCCCTAACATCTCACGAGCAGTAGCACCTTTGTTAGCCATTATAGCAACTATCTTTTCTGGCTGAAATAAAACGAACCAAAGAAGATACGCAACGGAAGATATAGACTTTCCTGATTGTCGACACGCAAGTACTATGTTAAATCTATTTGTGTTAAAAGATTTAAACATGCTTTCTTGATATGGATATAGATTAAAGTCTACTAGTCCTTCATCAAGAGATATTATCTTACAGTATTTTTTAGCGAAATAAGCAGGATCATTCATACATCTAGCGTACTCTTGAACTTCTTCATTAGTCCAAGACTGAACAACACCATCTTTCTTTACGTTTGGATTTCCTAGATACGCATCAGCTAGTTTCATCATCAGAAGGTTTTCTTTCATTTATATCAATAACGTTATCGTTATCGCTCACATTCTTTAGCATTCTTTGTAGATCTGTTGTTGATCCTACAAATAGATTATTGTTAGTAGTATTACCTTCAATTTGTTTTATATCGTTTTTATAAAAATCTTTTTTCTTTTTATTTAAGTCCATTAATTTATCATTTACATCTGAAACGTTTTTTATCATTCCAGATAAAACTTCATAAGCTCTAGGATGTTCTAAGTTTCTTGCAACATCGACCATATCATCGATTGCCCCTTGTCCTTTTTCTATGAGATCATAATATGTTCTTTTAGAATATTCAAAATCATTTTCAACGTTTTCGTCTGGTTTATCAGTCATAATAATCTCCTAGTTAGAAGGTATGTTGTGAACGTTAGTAGTTCCATGGGCAAAAGCGATACTGCTATTGAAAGGCTGTTTTAAAAATTTATTAGATGCACCATGTAAAGCTCTAGAGTTATCATAATCATTCGCAGGGTTTCCTGAAGTAGGATCATATAGTCTGTTACTTTCAGCATTATCAACTATAAATGATTTTACTTCCTCTTTGGTTACGGTCACTTTTGACGAATGTCTTAATCCTACTAAGCAAGCAACGACTCCGGTTACTTGAGGGGCGGCCATACTTGTTCCACTTAATTTATTAACTTTAAATGAATTGTCTAACGTATAATTCTCTTGATTTGCAGAATTAGCTGAAGAAGACGTTTGAGATATTGGACCCATTATTGCAGAACCTGGTGCCATAACATCAAGTCTTGGACCTCTATTACTTACACCAGTCATGTTTTCTTGGTTTGAAGTATAAGTTCTATCAATAGATCCAACACATATAACACCATCTTGAACAGAAGGTGTAGGTCCTCTATGATAATATTGTATTTGATTTGGTTGACCTAAGTTTCCAGCTCCAACATCCCAACCTGTATATAAAAAATGATTACTATAGTCAAGACCACCATCATTATCTATTCTGTACTGATAGTTTCCAGCAGCTCCTACAAATAAAATTCCTGCATCAATACAATCTTCTATATCAGATTCTACACTTGCAACTCTTGCAGGATATCTCCAATATCCATCTGCATCAGCTTCAATTGGCATCAATCCATAAGTTTTTAAACTACCATTTCCTAAAAGAGCATTGGAACCAGTAAAATTACTTCCTCTCCACACAACGCCTGTCATTGTTCTAGTATTTGTTCCAACATAACTCCAACTCATATTAACAACAGTAGGTCTATTAGGAATCGTGTTATCATCAGTATTTGCAGCTTTTTTCAAGTTATGCCAAGCTCTTAACATATTAAATGCAGTACTTACTCCAAATTGTGTGGTAGCATCATCAAGAACTTTTAAGCTAAAGATACGAGCTTCTTTTGCCCAACCATTTAGTTTCCCACATGCTATTCCTGCGACATGAGTTCCATGACCAGTCAAGTCCCTATGATAATCTGCATGTTGAGAACCACCTAGACCACTTATAGTTGGCCAATCTACTGTTTGATATCGTGTAGTTCCAGTGTTTGATCTTGGTGAATCATTAAATTCTGGATGATTGGCTTGTATACCACTATCCATAATTACAACGTCAACACCATTACCTGTCAATGTATAAGGGAAACTTTGATTGCTTACTGTCGAGTTACCATTCCATTTATCATTAGTAAATCCACAAGCAGCAAGGCCCCAGTTCGCACCGTTTACTGTTGTTGTTTTATCAAAATCAATAGAATCTTGTACAGCATTAGCCATAGGCAGCATACCGTTTTCTGCCTTAGATCCGTATCTTATATCTCTAATTCTAGGATCTTGTTCTTTTAGATTATCAGCCTGAGCTTTAGTCATTATATAATCAAAGTTGCTGATACTCTCTGGCTTTTCGTTATGAAGTTCATAACCGACCGCCTTCATATCTTCCATGAATTTAGAGGTATCAACACCTTTGTGCAGAGTTACAACACATCGATTTTCTCCTGACATAATTTATCCTATCTTCGTAATCTTAAGTATGCTAAATCCTGGATGAGCTCCTTCTCCGCCTATACCAGGCGATGAAATATAATTATTAACGTTGTCATTGGTATTTGGAGGAGAAACACTGTTCTGATCTATGTTTACTCTTATTAAATCATTTGCAGCAAGTGCCATATTAGTTTCTAAAGTTAGTGATCCAAATCCAGAATCTCCACAGTTTATAGTTCCCATTCCACCAGGAATGTTATTGAATCCTGATCCAGTGCTATGTTGTAATGCAACCTTTAAACTGTTTTGACCTTCTTTCTTAAACCAAGTAACGGTGGTACCAACTGAATAATGACCTGCAATATCTGTTCTAATTGCTTCTGTACCACTAAAACTGTAACCAACTGTTGGACTATGTTCGGCAATTGGTGTAGTATTTAATGGCATAAATGCATCAGTAGTTGTAGTTGTTGTTTTAGCATTAAGTTCAGCAATTATATAGTCATTTCTAAAAACTGCGAAACTTGAATCAACGTATGCTTTAGTTGCCGCGTCAGTATTACTTGTTGGAGCTCCAACGTTAGTTATTTTACTTGTAAGAGCGTTAATATTTCCGGCTCCATTATTAGCACTTAACTGAATGTCACTTGAACTTGTTAAAGCTCCAAATCCTATTCCGCTGTTGGCGATTGAATCTGTAGTTATTCCACCTGTTACTGTAATTCCACCATGAAATTTTAAAGCTGTATTAGTTGAGTCACCTCTACCAACGACAGTATCTAGAGTATCAACTTCTTTAAACTTTTGTATAACATAAGCAGAGTCTATAAGCTGTGAGACTAGACCTGAATCTAAATTATCAGCTCTTAAGTTAATGTATGCAGAGTCTATAAGTTTAATAACTAAGTCAGAGTCTAAATCTGATGCAACAGTTCTAATGTAAGCAGAGTCTGCTAAGTTCTTAACATAGTCACCATCTATTAAAGCTTGTGTATATGTACTATCTAAATAGTTTTTATCATTTGTAAATGTTGATATTGGTCTAGATGTAACGAAAGCTGAATCAGCAAAGTCACTTGTATTATACTTAATTTGTCTTGCTTGAACATATGCTGAATTAATCATGGCTTCAACATAGTTTGAATCCATTGTATCAAGTCCAGTGATTGTTGCTCCAGCAAAATCTGCTGCGCCAGTAACGTCTAAATTTGTAGTATTTACATTTGTACTATTGACTGTTGTAATTGCACCTGTAGTAGCATTAACATTGGCGTTAACAGTGTTAGCTGCTAACGTAGTAACGTTTGTTATTGCATTACTGTTTAAGTTTAAAACACCAAGCATTGCAACAGAACCATCAGTCTTAACAGCATCAGTAATTCCAAATCCCGTGACTGTTGTAGGTTTACCTGTCAATGAAGCGTAAGCTTTATCTTGTCTTAATTGAACATAAGCAGAGTCTGCTATAGCAACCACTTCAGCAGAATCTGTAAATAAATCTGGATTGACTCTAGCATTAACATAAGCAGAATCAAATATCGCTATTGCTTCAGAAGAATCTAAAAAGTCAAAGTTTGCTTGTCTCGCTTGAACATAAGCAGCATCAACAACTAAACTAATCCGAGTATCAACTCTTGTATTTGTGTGATAGAGATTTGAAGTTCCTTCAGATAAACTATCTGTGGTTGTATTCGCTATGATGTCACTAAAATCTGATTCCGCTCCAAGATACTTACCTGATAAGTCTGGTGCTACAATTCCTTTATTAAAGTTCCATTTATCATTTGCAACTTTATATAAAATATTAGCATTAGCTCCTCTTAGTATAACACCACCACTATCGGCTGCAGCAGCATTAGCTGCAGAGTCTGCTAATATAACATTTCTGTTTCCAACACTTAGTGTATTACTGCTTAATGTCGTAGTCGTTCCATTAACTACTAAGTCTCCAGTAACCTGCAAGGTACTGAAAACAACACTATCAGATTTTCCTAAGTTTTGATCTGTTGTTACTTTTCCTCGTACATAGGCAGAATCAACTGTTCCTTGTACAACTTTGATAACGTTTGCTGAGTCTGTTCCTGCAACAGCTTTAATAAAAGCGGAATCAATGGCACTAATCCTAGTATCAAGATCGGTTATGTTCCCATCCATTTCTGCAAATGTCAATGCGCTGTCTTTGGAACTTCTTAATATGATTGCCATTTATTTGCTCCTCTATTTGACTGTTTCATCTTCAACATAATTAGTATTCACATAACCCTTCTTAAAGTATTGACCAAGTTCTGTTAGATCTGGTGCGAAGTTCTCTAATGTACTTACAGCAAATCCAAAAGTATCATCTGGACTTGCATCAGCCGGATTAGGTGTAACAATAACTTTTTGAATTATATTGCTAACTCCAGCAGAATCTCCAGTTTCTAAGTTGCCTGTAGCTCTATTTATAAGTGAAGCTTCTCTTATTGGACCATAGAAATTAATATTCATGGTAAAGTCCATAGAATATATTATAGTTCTTCTTTGTTCTAGAGATCCTTCAAAGTCGTCTTGAAAGTTTACACCTTGAATAGTTATTGGTACATCTTCTTTTATGTTAGGATATTCTGCGAAAGGTTTAATTGTTAACGTATATTGTGGTGCAAAGTACGGAATAATTTGTTCCACAATTTGTAATGCGTCATCTTGAGTTTTAGTAAACGCATTTAATTGAAAGCTTATTATATATGGTACAGGCGAATATAAAGATCCTCTTAGATCTCTATCAGCTTGTCCTTTTTTCTGTACACTAAATCGATTTAACTTTGGAATCTTTCTGTTTGGATCATAAGATATCGATGTTATTTCAAAAGCTAGTCTCGGTAGTTTTAAAGCTACTCGTGTATTTTCTCTAAGATCTGGATCAGCCTGAATTCTTGCTAGATACTTTTCTCTTGGTGCGTAGGCTAGAGGAACTCTTACTTGGCTTAATGTACCACCATTTGCATCTGTTCTAACTACATGAATTTGATTAAACATAGTTCCAAACATCGCAACTGCTTTTCTTATCTTTTGATGATAAAAATATTCAAACATTAATTATCCTCCGCATCACCAAATGGATTTCTCTCAGTAAAGTCTAAGAAGTTAAAATCAAAGAGATCATTTCCAGAAGCAGCATCAAATACTTTATTTTGTGCATTTATAAGATCTTCTGCAGTACTATCGGCGATCGCAAGTATTTGTCTTCTTGGATCAGAGTCAGCAGTAATTCCTTGGAAAGGAGTCTCAACTCTGTCATTTATTAGCCATGTGTTGTAGAAGCTATCAGCAACAGTCTTACTGATTTGGAATGAACCAAATCCACCGCTATCAGGTCCAACGTGTGTTACTTTGACTATGTTTGTAGATCTGTCATATGATAACACCTCACCTCTCATAGTAACACCGTCTGCTCTTCTTTGTATTACTGATTCACCTTTAAAGAAATCTGCAGCTTGACTGTCTGTTCCTGCTGCAAGTAACAACGATAAGGTGTGTCCTTCACCCTCAACAGCATCAATAGCTGCAACACCTGTATCAAAGTCTTCATCAGCATAATCAAATAACTCACAGCGCATCTTATAGGTTGGAAGATTACTTAGCTGATAGAAAGGCTGTTCATGTTCAACATGCATTATTTGAAACATAGAATTAGACAGAGGAAGATAGATTACATCGCCTTCTTTCGGTCTAAATATGCCTGTTTCTGATGGAAAAGCTGCTTGTGAAAATACGTGTTCCCATCTTCTTCGCGAAACTATAAACGTTGCAGCATCTCTTATCTCAACACCAAACCTTGTAAAGAGATCTCCTTCTCCATCGAATCCTTCAGTATTTTCAATGTACATCTCAACTTTATACGCACTTCCAAACTTAGAAGGAATATCTTCACCTAGTAACCTGTCTTGATTTACGATTGTTCTTGGAAGGTAATAGACATCTTGCCCATAGATCTTTAACGATTCTATGATTAGATCTTCATATAACTGTTGTTCTGAACGAACTTTTTGGCTGAAGTAATGATTAAGCGCCATGTTTTATCCCATAAAAAAGTCTGGTGGCATTTCATGTTCAAGTCTCACCGATTCTTTTAGTTTTTCTATCTCTTGTAAGGCGTCTTCGTATATCTGCCGCCCGTTAATAGTCACGCCTCCAGGAAGTTGCATTCCTTCAAATTTGATTAAGTTTTGACCCCATTGTCTTTTCATTAATGCGGCTGTATATTCTTTCACAAACTTATCATTATAAACACTTGTAAAACTGTTTGGATCTACTATCTGATATACTTCTAAGATTATAAAATCATCTTTCTTGATGTCACCATCATTTAAATCACCGAGTATATGTAGTCTGTGCTGATGTCTTTGAAACTGAACTAAAGGTTTTCCATTCAACTGCATGTCTATTAGATTTAAGTACTGCTGCATTTGATTATAATAAGCCAAGTCACCAGCAAAGTTTTGTAAGTCAGCGATGTCATTAAGCATCATCTGATACTTAACACTAAACATGTTTGTTGAACTATTGATTGCGTTTGATAGTGGTAACAGTCGAGTTACAATATGAACAGAACTTGGTACTGTTATATAATTATTGTCTAGATCATCTTGAGTTACTTGATGTTTAATATACGTTCTATGAGTAGCATCGCTATTGTACTCTTGAAAGTATTGTAAAGCTTCATCTACTCTATCAGATATCTGATCATCATCAAGATTTACTTCGATGACTGGTTCTCCGAGAACTCTTTTACAATAATCTATTAAATCGTCTCTTGAATTTACTACGGCCATGATTTTTCCATACAAATAGTTTTTTACTATTTATATGTAAAATGTGCTTAACTTAGCCTTTAAGTGCAGTTGTTAGTGGAGTAAAGTTTTTAGAGTATAATGCTTGCCCCTTTACTATACGCAAATTGCTTATATATCCATCATATGAATGTGAAATACCAGTATACTGCCACAATCTTGAAATTGTTAGAACACCATTACCAGAATGTATTGAATTAAAAGTTCCGGAACTTATGAAACTACCATTCTTATATATTGTTATAGCAGTACCACTTTTTACAAAAGCTACGTGCACCCACCGGTTTAAATGGTTGGTACAAGAGGCTGAAATAGCTGTGTCACCACTACTTGCTCCATTTGTACTCCAATACGCTCTAATGTCAGATGCACTAATACTAAATGCCCATTCTCTAGCACTTGGTGAACCACCTTTTGATAAAAAGTAGTTGAAACTAGCATTAAATGCGGTTGGATATAACCATGCCTCTACTGTATAATCACCACCATAAATTTGATGATCGGCTGATGCAGGTGCAGACACGAAATCTGCGTCACCGTTAGCAAAATATGCTGAATGCATTCCAGTGGCAGGAGAAAGTAAACTCGAAGCAGCTGATCCACTCGCTGTTAGAGTGTGTGGGCTAGCAGAGCCCTCAGCGGTAATAGTTGATGTAGTAAATGCAAGTAGTTTAGTATTGGACGCCGTTGCTGTAGGAGTTGTTCCATCAGGTTTTTCCATTCCTGAATTAGTTTGTGTCAGTGTTACTGGTTTTGAAATATACGGATAACGAGCCAAACCTTTACTAATTCTAAAGTCATGCATGTATCCGC